GTCTATGGTGTCAACATCATCGACAATGTAACTGTAGCAGTTATTACAAAGGTCGATGTACTCCATTGTCTCGGCTGACTTCCTTGTCGCCTCGTAATCCGTCAGCAAAACATTGCAAGCAGCGCATCTCATTTTAATTCTCTACCACATCTAGCACAGATGAACTCATCATCTGGTGTGTACATCAAGTGCATATTGTCGTGGAGTCCTAGAAAGCATTTGATCTTACCTATCAGTTTTAGCACTGTCTACCTCCTTAACCTCTGAGAGTCTACCTGTTACTGCATCATAGTGCAGGTTAGCACATGGCCCTGTCAGACCACTAAACCTGTTCTTCAACACCCTGACCTTGGTTGTGTTACGCTCGAACACATCGTCAGCCTGAGCGTTCCTCTCCAAGCCTAGCACAATATCACTGAGCTGGGCTATAGCACCAGAGCCTCTGAGCTGTGACAAGCTAACCACTGCTCCCTCTTCATGCCCCTTGCTCTCTGGTCTTTTCAGGTGACTGACTGCAAACACAGCACAGCCTGTCTCTTCCACCAGAGTCCTGAGTTTAGTCATGACTTCATCGAGAGCCTTACGCTCATCGCCATTGCCCTGACTGGAGACAATCATGGTGATGTGGTCGAGGATGATGTACTTGCAATCGAGTGCCTTTGCCATGTGCCTGATACGTGCCATGACATTATCTACTCCCAAGCTACCCCAGTGGTCAAAGAAGTGGAACCTGCCTGATGCCATGGTGTCATCAAACGCTTCCTTCCTCTCTTGCTTAGTTGCTTTAACGTCAGGCAAGTGTAGTGGTTTGTTAGCAGACAAGGACATCATGGACTCTACTGTCTTGCGCGTAGACTCCTCAAGCATCAGCATACCGATGTTGTCCTCTGTGTTCTTCATGATGTGGTAGGTGATCTCACGGAGGAACTGTGACTTACCTAGCCCAGAGCCAGCAGTGATAGTGATTAGCTCACTGAGCCTGATGCCGTAGGTCAGCTCGTTGATACCAGAGTAGGGGTACTGTAGCTCTGCTCCCTTCAGTGGTTTGCTGACTTCATCCCACAGACTAGCACCGTTGATGATTCCATCAGGTACGTACTTCTCAGCACCCCACCAGACAGTATTGAACTCCTGCTTGTTGTCTGCTACGAGATAATCACAGGCATCCTTCATGCCCTTCAGATGCTTGATGACCTTCGCCTTACCACCGAACAGCTCCGCTACTTCCTTTGCTGCCCTCTGTCCCGGCTCGTCTGAGTCAAAGCAGATCACGATGTTGTCAAAAGAGTCGAGGTATTCATAGTTAGCTTTACAGTCCTTCAATGCGCCACTCGCACCAGACCTTACTGAAACAGCAGGGTACTTACTGCCTGTCATCTGATACACAGCACAGGCATCAAACTCTCCCTCTGTGATGGTGATGGACTTAGCACAACCAGCAGCAAACAGCTGTTGCCCGAACATCAGTGTCTTCTGAAAGTCTCCTGCTGTGTGAAACTTCTTGTCGTGGTGGCGCACCTTAGCAGCTATCGGCACAAGGTCTGAGTCCTCCCCGTAGTAGGCAAAGTAGACTCTCTCAGGTGTGCTCAGGACACCGTACATCTTCGCGGTTGCTACAGTCAGCTTGCGCTCAGTGATGCCAGAGTAGTCTCCAGTGGTCAGTAGATTCTGGATGTCAGTGAAGGGTTGTTTAGGTATCCCTTCCTTCTCTACCTTTGGAAGCACCACAGCTGGCGCGTCATCGCTTGCTTTGTGGTAAGTCTCACAGGAGAAGCAGTAACTACCTCCGTCATCATAGTAACTCTTTGCATCCGATGAACCACAGTCATCGCATGGTTGGTGTGCTAGTTGTATGCTCATATGAACTCCTCAATTTTTGTTTTTAGTCACACTGACTCTTTCTTACATTGGTTGCCTTGCCTGTCTTTGGCTCGATGATTGCCTCGTACAGTCCGGGGAACCCACTGCCCCTCGCTCTGGGGATGAAGATGCGGAACTTTCTGTCAACAATAGACCTGTCACACTGACCATACAGCACCGCATAGCCACCAAAGTCATCAGCATGAACTGACTGCTGCCCCCTGTAGACAGGAGCCATTAGCGCGTCCTCAAGATTACTGTGACCAAGACCCAAAGCATGCCCAGCCTCATGGGTAGCAACGCCCCATACCGTGTCTGTGTTTACCACATCCATGTTGAAAGCAATCTCAGCTTTGGTCGCCTCGCGTGTCGAGCCTTCCCAGCTTATCCCGGTAGTCGCGGCTGTAACCGTCTGTCCGTTGCCCAACTCGATGAAATCCTGAATGACAAGACCGCCAGAGACTGTTGAAATATCATTAGTACATGACACCTCAACAGGATAGAAATCAGGAACTGTAAGCACCCCGTTGTTATATATATACCCTAGTCCCGAATCGTATTCTCTTGTTTCAAGGTAAGCTCCCGGCCTGAATGTCCAGAAACCATTAATCACCGCATCAACCACCCATGGCTCGCAGTCGGTATTGATAACGCCAATGCTGTCATCAGCCACATAGGGCTTGTTGGGGTGAATGAACTCGTAGGCAAGTGTGCGCACTGCAAAGAGCACCATCATCCAGCATAGCATCCCGGCAAGGCATGTGTACCAGACCGTTTTCCATCTAAACTCAGCTTTCATTGTCTTTTTCCTTTGCTACATCTTCTCTTGCGACATCAAAAAGAGCCAGTATTGATGACCATGTGTCGGCGATTTCTCCGTCATCTTCGCCAAGTGAGCAAACCGGACAAGCATAGACTATGTACTCGGAAGGTAATTCCCAACTTTCTTGTTCTTTCCAACTGTCACAACTCGAAAGTGGGCCTTGCCACCCACAGGAACTACACATTGCCATATCATGAGGTAGGTCTACCCAATCATTTTGGTTGGGTTCGTCAATATCGTGTAAATGAGGTAAAAATGATTCAGTCATTGTCTTTCTCCTCGTTAATCTCAAAGGCTAATCCTCCTGTGGAGGTCTGCCTGACATACTTATGCCACTCGTCTTGTTCTAAGTAGAGCTGGCGTAAGTCTACACCAGATACTTTATACAAGTCCATAGCCTCGTTAAGAGTACACATACCACTCCTAACATCAGCACAAGCTCTGCTTAAACGTACTATGTACTCACTCATTGGTGTTTCATAGAGTCGTTCTATCACTTGACTACCTCCAGTTTCCATGCTACCCTCTTACTACATAGTAAAAAACATTAAAGGGTAGGCTGTTGTATGTTGTCCTCTGAGTTCTCAGAGTAAACTTTATAGTTACTATTAAGTACAACCTCATACCCGTAACACTCCAAGCCTTCCCTCAGCTCAATCACTCCGTGTCCAGTATAAACCAGACAGTGAGGCTCACCAGTAGTCCTGAGAGCCTCTCTGAGGGCGTTGTAGGCTTCTTCTTTCGTTCGTAGTACCACCCTATACCTCCTTCTTCAAAGCTCTCAGAGAGCTTACCAGAGGCTCTGAGTCCCTTTGCAGGGGAGAGAGTGGTTGGAGTGCTTGCAAGGGCTGTGTGCGTACTACCTTGCATCGTGCCATGTCAACCAGCCCGTCCATCTCCTCACACACCTCAGCGTATGTCATGTCAGTAAACTTAAAGGCGTAGCCTGACCACTCAAGCTCCCAATCTGCTTTCATCTCTTTGGTTTTCATGCTTGTGTCCTCTTTTGTCTGTAAATCCAGTCTTTCAGTGTCTCCAAAGGTACATCAACCACCTTCGATATCGTCTTTAGCGGTACTTCTTCAGTGTACAAGTAACGAACCTGCTCTACAACTTCGAAAGGGTACTTCCCTCTCGGGTGTTCTATGCCTTTGCGAGAGCCATACTCTGCCAGCTTCTCGCCTCTTATCTTAAAGTCTGTCACTTCTTCGCCTCCTTCATCGCTTTGTAGTTATGATAAGATCGTATCAGTGCCTCCACCTTCTCATGCTCAGTGTACGTATTCCATTTGTCAACATCTTCTGCGTTGCGGTAACATCCACAACATATGGGGTCACCAAGAGACGATGAGGAGCAATAGTTGATGCAGGGCGATTTAACTTTCAACTTTCTTGGCTTTTCGTTTGGATCAATGACTATACGCATATGAACGTACTCCTTCAAAGTGATGCTTATAAGCCTCTGACATCAGCCCCTTGAAACCCTGAATCTTCTGTGCCTCTGCGATGCCCTCGCGTGTGAGTTGATACGTGGGCGTGGCTACATGCTTGCGCCCATTAGCATAGCGCACCATCAAACCTTTCTTCACAAGAATTGAGAACACATTACTCAGGCTGGCTAGTTGATTTGAGACGTTGGCGTAGTAGTCATTGAAAAAAGCCTTGTTAATATCCCGCCACTCTCGCACAGACAGGTCTGCGTTGTCAGGGTTTGTTTCGTACAGGACAACCAGCACCTCCTCAGTTTGTAGCAGGGCTTTGCGCGGTCTACGTAGGACGGGCTTTGTGGGCGCGGTACGAGCGACTGGCGAGGCTTTCTTTTTGATGCCAAGCTCTGCTATTTTCTGGGCAGCTTCGTCCAGTACGCGCACGATTTCGTGGCGTTCTGCTTTGTACTCTACTTCGGATATGCTTTTTCCTACTTCTACAAGTAGACATTTTAATATAGGGTCATTCATTTTTTGTTTTCCTCCAGTTTCAGGTTAGTCATATACTCTTCGTGATTTTCCAGCACAGTCTGCATCAGAGGGCTATGCTTTTCCTCTGGCTCGTCAGTGCAGGTACATTGCTCTTCATATACTACATACCAGTGATCGCCTGTTCCGTAAGGATCGCGCTCTGCTATCATTGGTGTCCCGCAGTGTTCGCATTTCATCTTAGTTCCTCCTTTGTGGGTTTTGTTTGTGGAATGTCCACGTTACACATCATATGGTACATTGTCAAGCTATAAAGACACCATCTCTACCAGCGCGTAGGCATACAGTACGATGCACACTGTGGCTGGTAGGCAGACTAGAACCAGGTCTCGCGTAAAGTTTTTCATGTTAGTGTCTCCCCTATTCCTAAAAATTCCAGTATTTGTCCTGTCGTGTATGGTACTGTGTATCTCTCAAGGAACAGCCTGAACAGCCGTTCCCCAGTCTCACCGTCCCACCTGTTCAGTATCATACGCACCTGTGGCTCTGTGATTTCCATTACAATTCCTCCCTCTTCACTTCAAAGTTAAAGCCCAGCTCTTTAGCCAGCGCGACAGTCTCCCGCGTAAACGTCTTGCTACCTACCAGCCTTGCCAGCTTGCGCCCTGCTTCGTTGGTTGGGTATATGCGCTCGTTACCATAGGCTGTTTTGATTTCTACTTCGATTATTGTGTTCATTGTTTGTGCTCCTTTGTTTTAAACGTGATTTTCAAAAACTGGGAAAACTTCCCCGAAGGCTTCCGCCTTTCTGGTTAAAAGATTGGAAGAATACTCCCCATAAATTTCCGGCTTGGCCCAAAAACCTACTCCGTGCCCGTTACGGGTAAACCAGAAATCATGTCCGGCTTGTTCCTCTAAGCCTGCCGGTAAGTAACACTGAATCACGGCATAAAAAGCGAGACAGTCAATGGCTGATTCTCTGAGGAAATGGCTGTCAAATTCCTCACCATGGGCAGGCTGATCAATGTCACCGCACTCTGTGAAGTCAATCGCTTCGAGATACGCATTAAAAAAGGTCTTTTCTTTTTTGGTCATTTCAATTTTCATTGTTATCGCTCCATTGCTTTATAGTATTTGTTCGCGTTTTCTGTGATATCTCTTATATGGTCACCATGTCGCGCCTCATCTATAGCCAGCCAGATCGCCCGCGTCTTATCAGTAGACATAAACGCCCACCATGCCGCATCATGCCATCCGCGTCTTGCCATTCTCTTTACTTTTTTAATGTCTTCTTGAATGATTCTAGTCATTGTTAATGCCTCTTCCTTTTAATTCCATACAAGCATAGTGGTACTCATCCCAATATTGCCCGGTCTTTGGATTGTCTATTGTTTCGCCAGCGATAGCGGCTTGCCTCGCATCATCCCTGATATATTCCAGCGCATCCTTGTCAAGTAATTTAAATCT